GTTACATTGTAACGGTAATTTTGCAAAAAAGAAAAAAACACTTGACAGTTTTAAATATATCCTGTAAATTTTGCATACATATGATTAATTATATACTAATTCATACATTTTATGGCACAATCTGACTCGGAAATACGGCTCCAGACGGCAGAACTTGAGGAAGAACAGATAGAGTTGGCTGGTGACGAGACAATGGATGAGGTTGAGCTTGAGGGTCTGGTTGCATCTCTTATTGAGGGCGCACAGGACTATATTGACCTTCAGGAAGCACCGGATCGTGTAAAAGCCAGTGATTACTACCAGGGTCTGCCTTTTGGTAACGAAGAGGACGGAAGGAGCCAGGTAGTGTCAATGGATGTCAGGGACACCATATCCCTGATGCTTCCACAGATAATGAGGACATTCTTTGGCTCAGAGAGAGTCGTGGAATATGTACCTCGGCAGCCGGAAGATGTTTTAGCGGCCCAGCAAGCCACGGATTTTGTAAACCAGGTTGTTTTGGGACAGGACAACCCTGCGTTCTCAATTTGCTATAACGCAATTAAAGATTCACTGATAAAAAGAATTGGGGTTATTCGCATTGATTGGGAACGTAGGGAAGAAGTAGAGTATGAGGAATTTACTGGTCTTGATGATCAGGGTTTGGAGGCAATTCTTAGTGAAGCAGAAGTAGAAGATTCGCAGGTGGAAAGTTACCCTGACCCGAATTTTGTACCTCCACCTCCGCAGCCACCCCAGGTCTCTCCTGACGGGCAGCCCATTGAGCAGCCGGAAGTCGAGGCTCCGCAACTACATGATGTGGTTGTCCGTCAAACCAGGGTGGATGGATCGATTGTATTGGATGCACTTCCTCCGGAAGAGTTTCTGATCGACAGACGGGCCAGGAGTATTGAGGACTCTGCAATCGTAGCACACAGGCGGTATCTGAGCGTTTCGGAACTGGTCCAGATGGGTTATGATTATGATGAGATGCTGGATTTGGCAGGAGATTCGGATGAATTTGGAACAAACACAGAATTTATCACAAGACACCCACTTGCAAACTTTGCAGACTCAGGAGCAGTTGGAGAAGCAAACCGCATGGTCCTCTATATTGAAGCCTATGCGAAAATTGATTATGACGGTGATGGAATTTCTGAATTACGCAGGTTTTGCTGTGCTGGCACTCATCATAAGCTTTTACACCATTCTCCTGTTAGCGACCTGCCTTTTATCATATTTAATGGATACCCGGAACCACACACCTGGAAAGGACACTCTGTAGCAGACCTTTTGATGGATGTGCAGAAAATAAAGTCCAGCGTCCTGAGAAATATGTTAGACAGTCTTGCTAAAAGTATCCACCCGGATACTGAAGTAGTTGAGGGACAGGTTAATAAGGATGATGTTACATCAAACAAGGTAGGAAAGATTATCCGCACCCGTGCGCCAGGGATGGTGAGGGAACTTCAGAAGGACTTCACCGGCAGGGAGGCATTTCCGATGCTGGACTATCTTGATTCTGTGAAAGAGGACAGGACCGGAATGAGCAAGGCCAGTATGGGCCTGAATCCGGATGCACTTCAGAGTAGTACAAAAGCAGCAGTGTCTGCAACAGTGGCGGCTTCACAGTCCCAGATTGAGCTACTGTGCAGGGTATTTGCAGAGAATGGAATGAAGCCCCTGTTTAAGAAGATACTTAAATTACTTCATTCTCACCAGGATCAGACAAGGATGGTAAGGCTCAGAAATGAGTGGATACCAATCGATCCACGGGGCTGGGATGCAGGAATGGATGTTTCAGTAAATGTTGCACTTGGACTTGGAACAACAGAAGAGAGAATGGCAATGCTGTCAGGAGTTGCAGCAAAGCAGGAAGCAATTCTTGAGAAGCAGGGACCTGAGAATCCACTGGTGACTTTCAAGCAGTACCATGCAACTTTAACCAAGATAACCGAGCTTTCTGGATTTAAAGACACACAGACTTTCTGGACTGATCCTGCAACTTATCAAGCACCAGAACCACCTCCACCTGAACCGTCTCCGGATGAGATATTTGCACAGGCACAGGCAGACAAGGTCCGGGCAGATATGGAGAACGACAAGTCCCGTCTCGATCTTGACAGGGAGATAATGATACGCAAGGATGATCTTGACCGAGACAAGATGGAGACTGATCTTGAGATGCAGGTTAAGGAACTGGAGAATAAGTACAAGGTAACAATAGACCAGACTGAAATGAGAGGTATGATTGAGAAGGACAGGGAAAAAATAAGGATGGATGCACAGATGAAGCAAATGGAGATGCAACAGATGATGCAACCTCCGCAGGGTGTCCCGCAGGGAGAACAGATGCCTATGCCTCCAGGTGACATGAATCCACAGCAGATGGGACCACCGATGGAACCAATACCTTCATAATGGGAAAAAGAAAGAAAAAAAGCTCTCTTGAGAGAGCAACGGTTGAAGAGAGAATTTTAAAGGCCAATGCGGCAAGGTTTGTGTTGGAAGACCCGGTTATCCAGGAAGCATTTGAAAACCTGGAGGATCATTATAACGAGCAATGGGTAAATTCTGATATTGAAGACTCAATTACCAGGGAGAGGTTATTTTTATCCCTCCGTGCATTGAGCGACTTGAAGGCAGAGTTAGAATCCATGATTAACTCAGGAGATGAAAATCTTATAGCAAGGAATGGTTAATCATTTGGTTCTCAGCAATGAGCAAAACTATTTGATAGGAAAATAATATGGCAGAAGAACAGCAGGACAACAGCTCCTTACCGGAGTCTGACCTGGATGTAGCAGCAAAGAAATGGGAAAAAGAACTGACCTCTGAAAGTGGTGAGGAATTGCCTACGGACGAAGACAACCAGTTGACCCAACCTGAACCGGAAGAGGAAGAACTTGAAGAAGGTTCAGAAGAGGAAGAAGCCGATGAGGAGTATGAGGCTGAAGAGGAAGAGGAACCGGAAGAAGAACTGCATGAAGTAAAATTTGATGGACAGACACATCAGGTAACACTTCAGGATTTGAAAGATTCCTTCTCAAAAGGCCAGAATTACACTCGTAAGTCACAAGCACTTGCAGATGATCGTGGGAAGCTTGATGATGCAAAAGCAGAAGCCAGTAAACTTAGGGAACAAGCAGTACAAGCACTGGAATTTGCAAAGCAGCAGCAACCTCAAACGCCCGAACAGACTGATGAATACTGGGCAAATCTCAGAGAATCAGACCCCGTTCAATATTTAGTTGAACGAGATGGATTAAGAGATGTTCAAACCAAGAATGCAGAAAGAGCTTATCAACTTGAACAGTTGCAGAAGCAGCAGGATGCAGAAAGGGGTGAAAATCTTAATCAATTCATTGAAGAGCAGAAGGTTGAGCTACTAAAGCTTGTACCGGAATGGAAAGACAGTAAGTTGGCAAATGCCGAAAAGAAACTGGTAATGGAGTACGGCAAAAGCATAGGTTTTTCAAAACAGGAACTAGACCAAGCCTATGACAGTCGTGCAGTTGCAACAATGCGAAAAGCAGCACTCTGGGATCAGATGCAGGAAAAAAAGCATGGCATCAAACCTGTCAGGAGACAATCAATGAAGCCGGGGTCTAAATCTGGTGATCCAGGAAAAATCAAGCAAGGAAAGGCAGCGGAAAGACTGAAAAAATCTGGTCGTGTCGAAGATGCGGCTGGTGTATTTTATAATATAATTCGTTCTAAATAAGGAGCAAAATGGCAGCAGCAACTGGAACTTTCCAGACCTATCAAAGTATAGGTACACGGGAAGATTTATCAAACGTGATCTACAATATATCGCCTAGCGATACGCCTTTTATGTCGATGGTAGGTCGTGGAAAAGCAACAAACACTCTACATGAGTGGCAAACGGATGTTCTCGATTCTGTGGGTGCAAATGCACAGGTCGAAGGAAATGAATATACTTTTGCGGCTCAGACACCAACAGTCAGGCAGAACAACCAGACTCAAATCTCGGCAAAAACTGTTATCGTTGCAGGAACACAGCAGGTAACGAGCAAGGCAGGTAGAGATTCGGAAATGGCATATCAACTTGCAAAGGAGTCAAAGGCTCTCAAGAGAGATATGGAATCTGCATTGACGGGTAAGGTCGCAAGGGCAGCAGGTAATGCCACAACGGCAAGGACACTTGGTGGATATGAAACCTGGACATCATCTAATGTAAGTCGTGGTGGAGGTTCTCCAGCAGGTTCCGGAGCCGGATCAGGGGCAGCACCCGTGGATGCGGCAACCAAACGTGACCTGACAGAAGCACTCTTAAAAACGGTGGTTCAGTCCTGTTACACAAATGGTGGTGAACCAACTATTCTTATGGTTGGACCAGTGAATAAAGGGAAAGTCTCTGCATTCACAGGTCGAGCAAGTGCCAGGCAGATGATAAGCGAAACCAAGATTCAGGGAGCAGCAGACCTGTATTCTTCGGACTTTGGAGATTTTAAAGTAATTCCCTCCAGATTCTGTAGAGAACAAACTGGGTATGTGATTGATCCTGAGTTTTGGAAAGTTGTGTAT